CCTAATAAGTTTAAACTTCTATCTATAGCCCTTTGTATGCTTTCTCTTGCATCTACCTCAGTATCATCAATAGCTACATCATTATCTCTAATTGCATCAGCTTGTTCAGAGTTTTCTTGTAATATAGATTTTTCATCTATATCTACCTGTTGATACTCAGGTTTACTAACATTCTTTAATCTTTTTAAATCAGATTCTTTCATCTCATAACTATAGAATCTTTCAGATATAAGATCTGCAACCTCTTTATCAGTCATAGCTACTTTAAAAAATCTTTTTAATTCATTTTTAAATTTTCTAAGCCATGTTTTAAACTTTGATTTTAAACTTTTATCTTTCATTTTATTAGCATAATACTCACCCATGTATTGTACTAACTTTTCTTCACTACCAAATCTTTTTATGCCTTCTTTAACTGCTCTACTATCCTTCATTATTTTAATATATATGTGTCCATATTCATGAGGTATAGTATCTATAGTGGCTTTACCTTCTGACCATTCTACAGCATTGCCAAAGGCTCTTCCTGCAACTTCTCTACCATCTTCATCAAATACTTGTTGCAGTCCTTTGGCTTTTACATATCTAAACTTTTTACCTAATCTTTTTTGTAGTCTTTCAGATAGCTCTTTATTATCTGATAATAACTCTCCCTCTCTAGTTTGTTGAAAATTAATGTCTGGATAAATTTCTTCTGTTTTATCAATTTTTTTGCCAACCTCTTTTTTATCTTTTGTTTCTTTAATTGGCATTGCAATTCTTTTTTCTACATCAAACTTTTCTCCAGGTTTATTAAGAAGAGTATATCCTTCTTTAGCTAAAGTAGTTATAGGAACATTAAAAACTGGCTCAGGATTTATTCTGTTACCATCTTTATCTGTCCATTGAGTAAGGTTATATACTTGATATAAATCTCCTTCATCTGCAATATCTTTGGACATAACATCTTCTATTCCAGAGATTCCATCTTCAGCATAATCAAGCTGATTTTCTCTTATCTCTTTAGCTGCTGCATCAGTTGCAGAGCTAACCTCATCTATTTCATATACAATGCCATCAGATACCAATACAGCACCCTTAAATGGTCTTTGACCTTTTTCTATTCCCCATTTTTTTTCAAACTTATTATTAAAATTATCTTGATCATCTTTAACAAATTTAGCTTCTTGCTGTATACCTTCTTCAGCTTGAACAGGTTCTGCTGTATCATCTATTAAATTAGGATTTTGTTCTATAACATCATTCAAATCTTCTTGATCTTTTATTTCAATTATTTCCTTATCAACAACTTCTACATTTTCATTATTTATAATTTCATCAATTGCAGCACTTTGATTAACTTCAGCACTTTCTATGCCTTGACCTTCAATATCAGATAAAATAACATCATCTGATTCTATATCTTCATCAGTTAATATATTTTGATTTACAACTTCTTTTAATTGATTTAACTTATCATCACTTAAAGTTTCATCTCTAAAAGATTCTACTTTTTCAATAAATTTTACAGGATCAGCACCATGCAGTGCACTTGGACCATTTTGTATTATTTTGTCTACATGATAATTAATTCTTTTAGGTGTACCACCATCATTGTCATAAATATTTTGAACAATAGTTTCTTCATTTTTATTATACCCACCTGGACCACTAACAATTTCATTTATACTAACTGCATCTCTTCCTCTTGCAGGTGTATCATCAACTAATCCATCATCTGTATTTGTTGCTATATCTTTGTTTAATTCTTTTTCTTTATAATTATCTAAAAGTCTTTTTGATCTAATAGAATTTAATGCACCACCCCCTAAAACACCAACACCACCAGTTAAAATAGTACCAGCTAATGCAGAGAAAAAACTTTCTTTTGTTTCAGGTGATGCTACAGATTGCTTAAAGTCTTCTAAAAAGCTATCAAATGCTTGAGATGGATCTCCATCATACTTTTTATATATATTAGATAATAATTCTTGATTTATAGATTGTGTAGCTTCTGTAAATGCTTCTGTCAAGGCTACAGAACCAACTTTAGCAGCCCCAGTTGCAATAGCATTGTCAAGAAAACTGTCAGCTAATTTTGGAAGCAATAATTTTTCAGCACCTTCTTTAACTCCAGCTACTTTTAATAATTTATTAACACCATAATATTCTAATAATCCATTGCCAATAGCTGTGGCTATGGCTGTATTTGCTGCAGTATCTACAGCCTTATAAGGTTCTATGCCTTTTTCATCAACTAAATATTTCATAGCTTCAGAATATGCACCAGAGCCTTCCATTGCACCCATAGATGTAATTCCCATAGCTTGAGAACCCATTCCTATTGCCCTTGCTGACATTCCTGCTGCTTTAAGAAATGCACCTGTTCCAAATCCTGTCCCCATCATAGTAACAACAGATGGTGCTAAATCTGTTACACCTCTCATCATCATGTCAAAATTCCAAATATTACTAATAGACATTGGAGTATCTTGTTGCCATTGGAGATAAGCTTGTATACCTGGATCTTCTTCTATCCACTGGTTTTGTTTTTCTTCAGAATACTTTCTTAAATTTTCTGACCATCCCATAACAACTTTTTTGTCATTATCATTTAAGAAACTACCAGCTACACCTAAAGCAGCTTGTGGTATTTCTATTCCCATAGACTTCATATTAAACCAAGTTTTATTTAAATGATCTGAAAAATCTGGATTAAATTCTGGTGCTTTAGGCTTTATGACTTCTTGATATTGGGGATGTTTAGATAAAATACTATCAACTACTTCAGTATCATTATAGTCAATATATTCGTTAGGATATTTTTGTCTTACTAAGTCTGCAAACTCTTTTTCAGTATAGAGCTGATTATTGTTCATAGTTTATTTATTAGTAATAAATGGTGCTATAATTTCATTAACATCAATATTAGATATTTTTTTATCTTGGGCTATATAATTGTCTAAATCAGATAAAAGCTTAGTTATATTATTTCTTGCTAAAAGATTTTTATCAGTAGTATTTATATATTCATTTATAGAATCAATATCTAAACCACTAGAAAAAATACCTGAACCACCCAACTTGTTTCCAGAAAGCTTCGGCAATATATTAAGTTTTATATCTGTTAATCTATTATCTATTTCATCAGTTCTTTTGCTTATAGCTTGAGCACGACTACTTAAAGTGCCTTTATTAACAGTTCTTTCTATTTCTGGTACAGTTTTTTCTTTTCTTTCATTGGTTAAAGCTATAATTTCATTTTTAATATTTTCTAGTTCCATTGATGTTATATCTGATGATCCAATATTAGCCTGTTGGCTACTTATTTGTCTTAAAATATTATCAGCTAAAGATTTTATGCCTGGCTCTTGTATACTTTGTGCATCTTGAGCTCCTTTAGCTATAGATTGATTTAATTGTTCTAATGTAATTTCAGGTGTTTCAACCGTAGCTGGTTCTTCTATTGATGCTTCAGGTTGACCTCCAAGTAAACCTAATGTATCTTCAATATTATTTTGTGGTTTAATATTTCCAGCTTTGTCTTGACCATTAATTTGTGTTGCAGTATTTTTTATAAAATTGTAAGTTTGTACTTGTCCTTTAATAAATTGTGTAGCTTGATCTTTTATATCATTATTAAAATCTAATCTATTGATAATTTCAGGTCGCTCTAAGGCTTTTACAATGCTGTCAAAATATATTTGTTTTTGATCAGGATCTGTAGTTCTTTTATACTCTTTTACATTTTTATCTATTACAGGTATATCTCCCCACCAATTTTCTTTATTATGAAAATCCATTACCCCTATTAAATTTTCTTGTACACTTAATTTCATATCATTTAAAGCTACTTGTCCTAATGGAGTTGTGTAATCCATTGTAGCACTAGGAATTAAATTTCTATAATCTATAACAGTTTCATTTAAAAATTTTTTTCCAGCATCTGTATTGTTTAATATGCTTGCAGTTCCTGATATAGAATCTAAACTTGATGACAAGTATTTATTTATACCTTGGGCATAATTAGCATTTATTTTTGTTGCATTCTGTACAAGCTCTCTAATTGGTTTATTATATATTTCCCATGTTTGAGCTTCTTTATATGCTATATTTGCTTCTTTTTGTTTTAAATCAAATAATTTTATTTGCATATCTAAAACTTCTTTTTCGCCAGGTGCCATTGAAATAAAGCCAGCATGTTCTGCTGATCCTACCTGATATGGATTTTCCATTTTTTCTAAAAACAAATTAAAGTCTGTCATACTTTTAATGCCATCATTATTTAAATCTGTTACTTCTTTAGACCTTGATCTTCCTGTTTGCATTCCAACAAGCAAACTATCTAATTCATCATTTTGGCTTTGTCTTAAATTTATTTCATTAGTTAATGCTCCCATTAAGTCTAATTCTTTATTATACTCATCAATGTCAGTATTTCTTGAGCTATTAACCTTATTAATATAGTCATTCATTAAAGCATCTTTGCCGCTTGTCTTTTCTAATTCATTTATATTGTCAGCTAAATTAACCCCAATATTTGCATTTGTTAAAAGTTGTGACTTGGTAGCTATTTGAGTATCTAAATTACTTATTTTATCAGTTGATAGCTTTAATAAACTTGCATACTCTTGAGATTCTTTATTTATTTTAGCCTTTTTTTCCAATACATCTAACTCATGCAGTCTATTTTTTTTAGCTTCATTGGCTCTAGCTACCATTTGTGGTAACTGATACTCTAAAAACATTGCTATAGGATCCATATTTTTCATTAAGCTATTCTTTCAAAGTTTACATCTACTTTATTATAATCTACCATGTAATATCCATTGTTGTCTAATATAGCTGCATGTGGCACTTCTTGAGCCATAACACCTCTATATCTACCTTTACCATATTTTTTATTAATATAGTTAAACTCATATATATTTAATCCTGATTTAGATTTTCCTACTTTAACTACATTCTTTTTTAATTTAACATCAGATGAACCCCAATTACCTGGATTGTAATCTGTATTTACTGGAATATAACAATTGCCATTTACATCTGTTTCCATGCCTAATGCTTCACAATTAGCATTGGTATTGCCACCTGTATCCCCACCTGTTTCAGAAAGAGGATTTCCATTTACATCATAGTAAGCAGCAGCACTATTGCAATCTACATTATTTCCACCTATATCAGTACAACTGCCTCCACCATAAGTTTGTTGATTATCAGGAATACCATCGCCATCTGTATCTAAAGAATTGTCTTCACTATATTCTATAATATCTTGCAAAACAGTTAGCATACTTGTAATATCACTTTGATATCTATCTCTAGCAGATTGAATAGATGTAGCTTCTGCTAATGCTGAATCTGTTAAAGCTGTTTGATAGTCTTCTTCTAACCCTGATCTTATATCTCCATATCCTGACATTAAATTTCTTCTAATTACACCAGGCAATGTGGTTCCTCCAAAGCCTGACTGGCCTGATCTGCCTTGTGCATACATATTAGCTAAACTAGATCCTATTTGACTTTGAGCACTTGATATACCTCTATCTAATTGTTGGCCTGATTCAAAGTCTGATTGTTGTCTTTGCAAACCAGCTAACTCTTCAGATGTAGTATCATATTCAGATAAATAAGGAAATGCTTTTTGATAGTTTGTTCCAAAAAATTCTATTAGTAAATTGTTTAAATTTTCATCTTGGCCACTATAAGGAGTAAATTGAAACTCTTCATCAGGAAAAAGATCATTTATATCATCTGGTGTTATAGGGCCTCCATTAGCTAATTTTTTTATTTTTAATGTTTTAAATAAATTTTTCATATTAAGATGTTAACTTTCCTGTCATTGGATCAAATTCACCTGACTTTAGAATTTCACCTGTAAATGGATTATAAGTTGGACTTTCAGAGGTTAATCTTCCTGTAAATGGATTTATTTTAAAATTAAATTGTGGAAAATTAAAATTATTTATAGGTACTAATTCTCCTGAATCTGGATCTAATTCAAATTTTATATTGCTTTCTCTATATTTATCTACTGCTTTTCCTACAAGACCTTCACCTTCAGTTAATTCAGTAATATTTTTTCCTATAGTTGTATCTGCAAGCTTTTCTCCTACCA